CCCTGACGGGTAGCAATGATTTGATCTTTGTACCGTTGGATTTCTTTCATATCGAACTGTACGTTCTTACCTACGTTCTGGCCGGTACTGAAGTAAGCTTCCATGGCATCACGAGTATCTTTATCATTCACAGCATCCAAAGCTTTACCCAACATGTAAGGGTTGGCACTCTGTAGAGATTGCACTTGACGTACAAATCCTTGATAGGCTGCTACGTGTGTACCATCAATATTACCTTTAGTAATATCTTCAGGTTTAGTAGCTAACAATACTTCCATTTGTGGCGTGTATTGTTTGAACCCTGCTGTTACAGCGGTTGCATTTTGAGTCTTTAAACCAACACCGATAATGAATCTAGCAGAACCGTCGTAATCTTCACCAAACTGTTTTGCAGCTTGCTTAATAATGGCATCAGTACTCTTACTATCTGCGTCAGTACCAAACAATGCTTGACGTTGTGCAGCAGTGCCGGTAAGGGCTACTGTATTTTCATTGCCTTGTTTGAAGAATTTAGATTCTAGTGTTTGTAGCTTGTTCATAAGCTGCACACCAGCACTAGATTCAATAACACCACTAGCAATCTTAGATTGAATATCACGATACTTATTAGTGAAGTCTTGACTAGTAAACTGCAAGGTTCCATTATCATATTGGCGTTCAGCTTCAATGATTTCTTGTTGAAGTACATTAGAGTTAAAGGACATTACGTCCTGTTGCTTTTTACTTAGTACTTCTTGAATATCATTGTATGCTTTAGGCGACATACCTTGCGCAGTGGTAGAGTTAGTAAACGCAGCAATAGCTTGAATTGCTTTCTGACCATCTGCTGTAGCAGGGTTGGCACGGGCGGCTAGAGATTTAACGCTATCTGCTAGTAATGCACTAGACGTACCGATAGGATCTTTATCGTTAGCATTGACTGTTTTCAGTTGCTCTAATGCACCACCTAGGAAACCAGTGAGGTCACTAGGGTTTGCACCAGCAGCCAACCAAGCATTAACAGAACCATTAACAATACCATAGGAAGTTTCATTTACCTTGCGTTGTAAGTCTACTTCCCTGTTCTGTTGGAACGTCTGTAATGCAGAGGCTGCAAAGGTAATGTTTTGCTTCTGTGCTGCTACTAAAGCATCACCATCTAGCCCAGAGGATTCTAAGCTACTAGCTAAGTCAGCTAGCATAGGTTTCATACGTTCTTTAAACGTATCTAAATCACCGCCTTGAGCTAATACTTCTTGAGATAGCTGAGGTAACGCAGCAGTCAACTTTGTCTGTTTATCAATAAAGTTGCTGTACGCTACGCCTTGGGTATACGTATCAGGTGTTAACCACGACTGCTCTTTAATAGTACCAGCCGCATGATCTACCACACCCTGTAAGAAGTCAGCTTCATTGCCTTGTTTGGCTTTAGCATATTTACCTAACAGGTTACTTAAACCTGAAGCTACACCATCCAGAGGATTACTTACGTTAACACCACCAGTAACCTTCTGAGGTGCAAAAGAATAACCACCTGCTTGAGCTTGTTCTATTGCCACGATTAACCTCCCAGCAGTAATGCAGAGATACCTTTAGACTGATTAGTAGTCTGAGAAGCACCTGTAGTTTTTACTTTGTTAGAACCTTTAGTAGCACCATAAATATCAAAGGCTGCACCAGCAATAGCAAATACATTACTAAGCGTGGAATTACCATCACCTTGCAAATCGCTACTCATATCCCGTAGTTGACTCTGGCCACTGTTGGTTAAGTTTACAACTTGGGTATTAAGGTTCTCATTATTAATCTCGTTGTTCAATCGAAGCATAGCCTCACTCTCAGAGAGTTGGCGTTCCATTTCAGATTGAGCAACTAGGGCAGACGCACCTACTACATCTGCCGCAGCATATTGGTTTAGTACATCAGCGGTCGCATCACCTGCTTGCCGTTGTACATGCCGTAACGAACGATTGGTTTCCATGAACATCAATGATCGTTGACGGTTTACTTCAGATAGACCGCGAGCAGTCTCTTGAATGATTAACTCATTCTGTTTCTTATTAAGTTCGAGTTGTTGCTTTAACGCCTCGTTCTTAGCTTTATCTTTTGCAGAGCCAGATAGGAACCCCAGCGCAGCAGCACCCGCTGCTACCCAAGGATTTCCCGTTGCCATGAAGGCTTGAGAGCCTAAGCTAGCGGCACCGCTTACACTGGAGTTTGCCATATCTTCCCTTATAATCTACGACGTTGTGGACGTACTTCTACCTTCAAGGTGTACTGTATATCCTTAATATTTAGCTCACGTGTACTACTAGTACGCAGAGTTACCCTAGCTTGTTCAACTGGAATACCGATAGGGATTGATACATCACCAGTAGCTACAGTCAATGGTTGATTAAAACCAAGCTCACTACTACGCCACAGTACAGGTTCCCCATACAGATCAAGATCATCAAGATTAGATTTAATCTCAATCTCGAATTCACCGGTCTTACGTACGGATACTAAGTACCGTTTGAGAATCATCTTACTATCAGTCAACGCTACATCTTTACTATCCTTCAATACAGGACTAGTTGGGGACATACTAGAAGTAAAAGGTAAACCAATTACTACTGCTGCGTTGTTGAAGCTACGTACTACCTGAATAGTACCAGTGCTATAATTTTCAATACCTACGGGTTCACCATCAATACTTGTTTCAGTGCTAGCTAAGATCAAGTTGTTACCTTGACTTACCAACTCTACGGGTACTGTGATATATCTACCAGATGCAGTTACAGGCTTATAGAAGTCCAAGTAGTAACTACCCCCGTCAGCAAATGGTGTCTTACCATTAATTGTGGCTAGTATTGTTTTACCGTTGGTACAAGCTACAACCAGTAACACATCACGCGTATAGTGAATGCCTACTAGAGGAATACCGAATTCCCAAGTATGGAATGCCATCTGTTTACGGTTATCACCATCCCAGTAATACTCATGAGATAACAGCTTAGTAGTCTCTACGTTACCTAATACAACTACATGGCAGTTGGTACTAGACTCAGCCATAGCTACTGCGCTACCTTGCATATACGTTGGGATGTGATCTGTTACTTCTTGGTATGTATACTGTGAGTCTACCAGTGTACTTGGTACAACTTCACCTAAACGAATAAACTTTTGGTTACTGTTAGGTACAATCATAGTACGTGGTGTGTTTACAGGTGCACAGGTTAGACCTAAGTTAGCATTACCAGTAGGAACCATCATGGCATTAAGTGGGGTAATCGCCGTGTTACCACTAGGGATTACAGCCTGATGTTTATCACCAAGCACAACTAAGTCCTTATTGAACTGCAACGCGTATTTGAAACTAGCGCCAGCGGCCTTAGAAGAACTTACTTCAAAGCCGTCAGTACTAACATTACTGGTAACAGTAGTACGCATAAACTTAGTGTAGTCCAAACTACTACTAGCACTAGCATAAGCGCCACTAAGGATGATTAACCTACCTTGATAGGAACCAATACCAGTAATACCATTAGCTACGAAGTTATGGTATGGGTTGTTGTTCTCATCACCTGCTACACGTAGAGGATAAGTGTTACTCTCTAATGTTAACACACCTGCTGTAGTTACCTTGTAAGGTAATGGCATGTTAGCAATACTGTTGTTGCTACCGTACTGTTGACATTCAATCCAACTAGCATCAGCAGCATTCCAATAGTAATAACTACGTGCAAGCAGACTAGTACCTACAGATAGTACTGTCTTATCAGCAGCAGTAGGTAACTTAGCGGGTAAGTCAGATGCTTGGGGTACGTTCATACCAGAACTAGTTAACACATATGTGCTACCGTTGTTACTAGTTACAGCAGTAGGGTTAGTATTGCTTGGGCTCTTTACCTTACGAGTAATAAACAGAGTTGCACCATCACGAGTAACATCAAAGTTAGCAGTGAAAGTACTGTTAGCATCCATCTGTGTTTTGAACTGTGTGGCAATTGCTTCCGGTGTACTATTAGCAGCAGTGGTATCTGTAGTATACGAGAAGTCAAAGGAACCTATTCCCGCAGTTGTTACGTTAATAGAGTAGCTACGAGTGAACGCACCAGTTCTAATAAGTACAAAACCATCATATACCGGATTACGTAGCGTACTAGCTGTATTACTAGCAACTGGAATAACCTTACGGTTTAGTATGAATCCAGTACTACCCACAGAAGCTACACCGATATCTGCTACAGTTTCAGCTGTAGAAAGGTAGGTCACAGCTTTTGTATCTGTTAATACCCAGGCAGAGTTAAACACGTACGCAGTACTGTTTCGTAAGTTCCATAAGATATAGAAAGTACCACTAGAGTTTTCAAACTCGGTGATTACTAACTTGTTGTTCTCTGTCTCTACGTTTAGTACTGCTTGAGTAGCTGCCCCACCCCTACGGCGTAAGCCATAGGTCGGGTCAGACCACATATTAATTTGTTCTTTAAGTTGCCCTTCACGCTTAGATGCATCCTCTTGTTGAGACACACCTTGTAGAAGGGAACTATATGCACTATCTACAATTGCCATATTAACCTCTTAAAGCAGATACAAACCGGAATACGGCAGGCCGTTGCGTACTGTTGTACTTACGTTTACGCAGTTCTTCCCGCTCTAAGTACATCTGGGCATCTGCACGTTGTGCCATAATGGTTTGTAACGTATTCTCCGCACCATACTCCTGAGCATACAGAATATACGCAACGGTACACTTCACGTACTCCGCAGCAATCTCTGGTAATGCATCGAAGTCTAAGTTATGTCGAACAGTAACCTCAATAGGGCTGGAGATAACATTAGTATCAGCAGCAATATTCCAGAAGTAACCATCAACAATATCAACATCAATAGTTTTACTGGATACCATGAGTGCATCCACAGGTGCTGCAATACGTCCCTCATTATCTGGGTAGTAGGTTTGAGTTCGCTCATTAAACCACCACCCTTTAGCAAGGAGAATACGGATTTGATCCCCTACCTCAAGAACTACATCGTTCACGGTAGGGTGCCGAGTATCTACGGAGGATACTCGTTTTTCACCTAAATATTTCAGGCAATAATTTACAACTGTTAGTAGTTTCATAATGAGTGCCCCATTAAATAGGGCACTGGTTATGCAACCACCGCCCTAGGATTGAATCACAGGAACAGTAGGTACAACAGGCGCTTCCACAGGTGCTACTACTTCTGGTACTTCTGGAACTGCGGGAGCTTCCGGCACTTCAAGTACAGGTTCTTCTACAGGTGCAGGAGTTTCAAAAGTAATAACAACAGGAGTACTTACTGCTGGCTCTACAGGTTTACCCGATACTTCAGGAACAGCGTTAGCTGCTCCTAAAGCATTAATTCGAGCAACATCTTCTGCCCAGCCGCCTACGTTAATTTCAGCGGCCATAGGCTTATACCGGCTCTACGAGTTTGTGAGCTACAACAGTATCAGGACGACGCAGACCTACAGTGTACATCTGGTAGCAGTCCAGTACGTTGGTGAACTCACGTTCGTCATCCCAGAAGCGAGAGGTGAAAGCATGGGCGTTGATAGTCAGCAGCGACATAGATTTGCTGAAAGTAATCATCTTAACTTTCAGGTCATCAGCAGACACGGTGTAATCGTTAACAGCAGATTGCAGTACGTGTTTGTTGCTCCCGGTATCGTATACCTGTTTCGGGAACTCGGTAACTTCTACAATCGGAATACCGTTCAGACGAACAATACGACGACCGTTGTAGTCACCATCTTGAGCGCCACCAGCTACTTCCAGATTCAGCAGTTTAGGATGTTCCAGCAGTGCCGAGTAGGTATCTACGTCCACGATAGTAATCATGTCACGCAGCGGAACCTTACGTTTCACCAGAGCATCAATACCAGCTTTATGACCTTTCTTCAAGGCAATAGCGTTAGCTTCCAGTTCTGCTTGAGTAGCAGCGGCAGCCTTATAGGTGATGTTCACAGTCAGGCCATCAGAGAAAGCAGGTTTCAGGTGAGCCGGAGCAGTCCAAGCACGAGCTTTAATCAGTTGGATAATGTGAGCCTCGTCAAACTTCTCAGCGAACTGTGAAGCGTTGTTACGGGCAATATCCATCAGCCAATCAGGTGCAGTCCAGTCATCTTGGTAATCCACAGGGTTACGGATGTACAGGACAGTATCTACTTGGTAGATTACTTTATCGTTAGTTACCTTCTGGGAATCCAGAGCAACACCCGAAGTACGCGACTTCACGTTGGTAGTATTCAGACGGTCAATACGATAAGTATTAGTACGGTTCTCTACCGAACGCTGCGAGGACAGGCTCAGGAAGATAGCGTTATATTGGAAGCGGGAGTCCACTTCGTTCTGGTACATTTCCAGATGAATATCTACATCGGAGTTAGCACCACCATAATGGACTCGTGTGTTATTACCAGCGTATACAGTACTAGCCATATTTATTGTTCCTTATTAACGGCCATTGGCCTTGCCAATTTGGCGTTGTTTAATTAGAGCTTGAAGGCGATTGTTGTAGTCACCGGATTCAAGACTGCGATTACCTGCTTCTTTCATTAGCTTACTTTGTTCAGCTCGGAATTCATCAGCAGACAAACCAGTAGGCTGACCTGAGGGAATACCACCAATCAGATTACCGGTATTAGGTACTACGTTACCATTAGTGTGACTAAGCACAAATTGCATCCCTTCTTTTACAAAGCCCGAATCGAGCATTGCGCGAGCAGCTGCTTGAATATGAGCAGGGGCTGTAGCTTTAAAAGCATCAGCATGTTTATCCCATGTAGTACGATCACCAGCTACCTCTTTAATAGCAGCTTCTACAGTTGTATTGTATTGGGCTGCTGCTGTCTTAGCTTCAGTAACCAGTGTTTCAGCAATAGTACTAAAGGTGGCAGCATTACTACCAAACTTTTCAGTAATAAAAGCGTTATCAATCAGGGTTACATCACCACGCTCCAGAGCTACACCGATAGCACGTTGAATATCTGCATCCGTAGCACCAGCTACCTTAGCTACAGAATTAACAGCTGCATCTAGTGCTGCATTACCGCTATTAAAGTTTGCAGTACTTACAGTAGTTTCTACTGGTGCTACAGGTTCTTTAGGTTGTGGAATCGGTGGGACAGTGGAAGAAATATTGGACGGTGCAGGATTATCCTCTGGCGTACCTACAGTTGGGACGACAATATCTGTCATTGTAAAACTCCTTGAACTGCACCAACCGCATCCACAGGATTCAACGATTGTGCAGGCATACTATTAGTTAGTTGTTGCGCTTTAAGTTCTTCTACAGTGTACGTGTAATCAGCAATGTTCAAGCCATAGCTTTGGAAAACAGTATCAATAATACGTTCAGCATCAAAGCGAGGACTAGTTGCTTTTAGCGCAGGTACAATAGCACTTACTACTTGAGCAGCTTGAGTTAACAGGTTCAGTTCAGTACTACGACCTAACGCAGCAAGACCTACTAGAATGTTTAACTTAAAGCCAGAAGTACTTAACTGTGCTACTAATTCTGGACGTACCTCAGCAGTACCTAAGTAAGCTAGACGTTCATGAAGTTGTGTACTTACAGCAGAGTAAATACCACCCATCAAGTTATCTACTTCTTCAGCAGCTTGACGAATCTCTTCTTTAGTAACACGTTCAGCATCGCGTACGTTAGCCTTGTACATAAAGATAGGTGCAAGACGTTGGAAGATACCGGTAAGACTAGCAGTGATCTGTTGAATCTTCATGTACTCGCCAGACTCATGCTTTGCAATATCTGTTGGATTACCTTGTAAGTAATCACCAACCTTATGGTCTTGCAGACCACCAATGTCTGTAGTAGAGCCAGGCTTTACTAAGTTAACAATGTCACAAGCTTCAAGCTCATACAATGTTAATGCTTTACTAAGATCACTTAGTTTAGCAAAGTCACCTGCGTAATCCTCAACTTGACCAGTACCATAGCTATTACCGTTAGTTAACTTCCAGTAGATAGGAACATAAGGACAAAGGTTCTCTGGATATTCATCCACACCACCAACTGGTGTACCTTTAATCTCTTGTGTTGCTACATAGCTAACAGCACCGTCTTTAACTTCACGTGTTATCTTAGTGAACAGAGTAACTTCATCATGCGGTTTATATGTACCATTCTTGTTTACCTGCGATTGAATTTGTACAGGTAGTGAATTGAATGCTAAGAACTCTCGAAGGATAATAGTTAGTACTGTACCCGCTGCATCACGTTTCACAACGTAGTTGTGTAGAGAGTACACTAACATCTGTTCTTTAGCTGTACGGTAGAGTAGCGCATTACCGGTAACTACAAGCAAGGCTACCAACTGTTGAAGTTGTGCATACGATGCATTCTTGAACATCTGCTCACAGGCTTCACGTTCAATATCTGAGCACATGGATTGTAGTCCTGCATCATTCAAGGACATACCATTAGCTGTTGCAGCTTCTTTTAAGAACTTAGCAGTTTCATCCGTAGCTTTAATGCGGAAGAACGGTTGTCGTACAGGAAACAGTAAACTTGTAATCTTAGGTGCTGCACTATTAACTAATAAAGCACCTACAGATTGGTAATCATGTTCTACTGGAATGTTACCATTATGACCTTGATCTCTAATCCAATTCTTAGGGAATAAAGAAGGTAAGGTCCACAAGGCGTACTTCTCGCATCTACTGATTAGATCAGCATCCTTGTACTTGTCATATAGTGCTTCAATAGTTTCGTACATTTACAATCCCAAAGAAGAACTAATTGAACCAGTAGTTTGTTTACGTTTCTTAATATTCTCTGCTACTGTCATTGTATCACCTGTAGTAACACTAGCTACTTGAGCACTAGCATTACTAGCATCAAGCAAACTCTGTTGACGTAGCGTATTAAGTTGTTGTTGCTGTTGTTGTAACATTAATTCATTTTGTTGGCGTAAGGCATCCGCTGTACCATCAGAACCTAGCAAGGCAGCGCCACCTAAACCTAAACCAGCTGATAAAGCTAGCGACGCACCGCCGGTAAATGCAGCTAAACCGATACCGGCGGCTATGCCTAGTGATTTTTTCCAACCCATAAGGTTATCTCCGTAGTTCTGCTAGTATTGCATTAGATTCATTCTCATGTTGGTCTACTAGCATTTCAATATGTTTAACCACAGTTCGCTTACCATTATTATGTAATAGTTCATTAGAATCTATACAATTAATACATTCAGGAAATATACTATTAAGGTACTCTAACTGTTGTTTACTAAATCTTGGGGCTCTATTGGAACTCATGGTTTCTCCCATGGATACAGGTGAATCTAAATTTTTGACCGAATAAAATAGGGAACTTCACAAATTGCAGAAGTTCCCTAATACGATTACTAGCAAAACATGAAGGTTGCACCCTTAATTTTATTTATATCGAGGCTACCGTTCGTCGGACGGGGTGGTAATTCCTTACTTGTTTCTAATAGTTCTACAAGCAATTGATCTACATCACCTTGGTACATTTCAACAAATGTCTCTCGGAGTACTTTGTGCATCAAACCTACGTCGCTCGGATGTGTACCAAAGCTATCATGAATAGGAACAATGCTCCCTCCAAAACTGTTGATGGTCTTACATAGATGAGCCGAGTCCAGACTATGTACAAAGTTAGGGCTGATACTACTAACGGAAGATTGCTTATCATATTCACCTTTACCTTTACGAATCTTCACAGCTTGGACACCCATGCTTAGAATCTTCAGTTGTTGTACATCGTGCTTTTCTGTCCAGTTGACTACCGGAATACCTACAGGTGAATACCAGCGCATAGGTTTATCACTTACACGTACCAGTTGTTGTAAGTACTTCATACCTTCAGCAGCAGCGGGCACAGTAAGTTCCACAGCTTTACGTAATGCTTTACCTACGGGTACTGCAATGGCGTGCCAGGAGTATTCAGCAAAGCGTTCTTCACCACTATCTCGCAGGTCGTCTGCAACATACTCTAAGGTACTTTGCAGTGTACTGCCATAGACGTAAGTCATAACAGGACGTTTAGCCATACTACGTGGAATTTCTTTATCTTTCCAATAGTGTAGTAGTACAGGGTCGTCTGTCATTTCTTTAATCATAGGCTCTGCAATCTTAGCTACATGACGATAAATGTCAGCCTTTTGATCTGCGCCTTCATAGTATAGGTTAGTGAACTTACCACCGATATGATCTTTGAACATAGCGGAGAAGTGTTGTAAGCCACTACAAGTAGCATCCATAGCTACCGGTACATGACATACATAATCCTCTGGGTTATCCATATCTAGTGCTTCTACTAGAGCTAGACCCGCTTGTAACAAAGTAAACGCAGTGCTGGGTTCTGGGCATTCAGCAAACAGTGGGTCGTTAACGAAGTCCCGAATGTACACGAGATTCTCATCTACCCACTCTACGCGCTTATCAAAGGTCATCTTATCGTAACCACAACAGTTAGCTACATGAACCTTCAACCAGTAAAGACCCTCGGCACCTAAGCGTTTACCTTCTGCAAACTCTAGGCAACCTTTGATAGCATCATGGCTCTGTGGGTGAATTGTACTACGGAAATACAATCGACCACGCCAGTCAAAGAATGTTGGAAAGTACAGTTCTGAGTAGTCTTGATACTTAGCAAGGTTAACTAGCTTAGTAGCTAACCCTACTTTAGTACCATTACGACGATGCTCCGCTGTGTACCAATCCTTCATACCACGTTTCCATTGAGCAAACAATTCAAGTTCCTCTGTAGTTGCTTCCGCTTTCTTCCATTCGTCAGGAAGTGGGAAGTCAGGCTGTGGTGTTCCGTTATGTGCAGGCAAACCTAAGATACCCCTAGGGTTTGTCATTGCTTGTCGAACTACAGCTAGAACTTCTTTGTTAACTTGGTATGGAACCGATTGTGCTTTATTGGCAGCACTAATAGCCTCTGCACATCGTGCGGGTGTTAGTTCAGATAGAATCCAACGCCGGTACTTATGAGGCATATTACGCAGTGTCATCATTGGAGCATACACAGACAACTCATCCGACAAGTAACCACCTTGGAAGAAGTTCTCCCATGGTCTAGGTTTAACTAGCATAGGTGGGAATCGGATTACAGCTGTACTTGCTTCTACTGCCTCTACTAAGTGCTTCGCTAGTTCTTCACTAGGTTGCAATTCTTTATATGGTTGACCTTTACCACTATTACGATCTACCCAATGGAATAGACCAGTCTCGTAGGCACAGCGAACTAGTAAGTTCCCTACACCAATCTTCTCATCAGAGGACCACGGGTCGATTTCAATTCCCAAATCTTTAGCACCAGTACGGAACTTACGCTGGATGTGGTGGACAGAAGTAGAGGCTTCGCTTTGAATCTGTGTTTGCATCTTGTCTACGTAGTACGGGTTAATATCCGTCAGTACGTCTACAATAGCTTCAGTTTCTACAGCGCGGCCAATGTTTCGTAAAATGTCCTGCATCAGTACTACATCTGGGTTGGCACAACCTTGAATAATTACACGCCATGTAATGACTGTAAGAATCTCTGGTCTAACTCGTCTCATAAGTGCACGGTATTTACCACCGTACCCACGAGCTTTACTGTTTAATAATTCCTGAACAAGCGGCAGGGTTTCTTCGTAAGCTCGACTTACAATACGGCGACCAATGCCCGTATCACTTGCACGATTCTGTTTGAATGCGTTCAAGGTTAATTCAATACCACGAAGCACACCTTCATTAGTAGCTTCTTTTTCAATCTCTAATTGCTTGTTCAGCAAATCCATATTAAGCAGATTCCTTAGTAAATGTACTTGTTCCGATACTGATGCAACGGAATGCATCATGTTCGTCTAACCACTTCTGATACTGTTGTGCTTTTGCTGCATCATCAGTACCTTCTTTAAGACCTGCGCGGGCAGTGTATTTGATTACATTACCCTTGAGGAAACCTCGGAATTCTTCGTGTGTAAGCTCACGGAGCATTACACGAATAGGTTGGTTCTTACCTAGTTTATTGTAGTGCGGGGAAGTCTCCGCAGTACCTTTGTCAATTAGTTTTGTCATCTAACATCCACTGTAGTTCTACGTATTTGTTATGTTGTACAATTCGAATCTTTGTATGCATATCCAAATTCTTTAGGATAGCTTTTACATGCTGTGTAAAGTTATTTAGGTGCGCCTGTGTACCTTCAAAGTGGTCTTTGATGAACACACTAAGATCACTTTTGTAACCTTCTTTTTGCAAGCGTACAATACCATCTAAGATAATAGCAGTAGTTCTACCTGTACCACGAGTTGTGTCGTATGTACCCATATCAGGATAGTGTACCTTAGCTAACGGATGTACCTGTAATGTAACTCTAGGCATACGCTGTCTCCAACGCAATGTAACCGTGTTTGTAAATAGGTTTAACAACTTCCTTCAATTTAGCAGCAAACTCTTGTGCAGCTAGTTGGGCATGGGCATCTTCGCGTTGTTCGATTACACGGCGGAAGAACAACAGGGAGCCTGTCCAAATGAAGTTAGTCATTGTATTAAGCGGTAGTACCATACGGGCTTCTTCAGGTGCTACCTTAGATTCTAGCAACTCTGTGTAGATACCTAAGTTATGTGCAGTGTTCCACTCTAGCAATTCCCGCAGAGACTTACTATCTGCGTGTACTTCACCTGAACCCTGTTTAGCGTTGGTCGGTCGATAATGGAAATACTCGGGCAACCAGAACTCTGGTTCATTATCAATATACCGACGGGACTCTTCATTCCAGTTACCGCCTACCTGATGCTTAACCAGTTGGCGGGCAATGAACAATGGAACCTTACAACGAACACTAATACAAGTGTGGGCGAAAGGACTCCAATGATTATGCTTTGCCAAGTAGTTCAATAGACGACCATCGGTATCTAAGTTGAACTCCTTTACTTCTTTAGCAAAGGATACACGGGCAGCGTTAACAATGTTAACATCATTACCCATGTGGTCAACATACTCAACAGAAATATCAGTTACGTTCAAGTGCTTGCTCCAGTAAATCCATATGGTACTCAAAGGTACCAACTACGTTGTTCTTACTATAGGATGTACGACGACGCTCAAAGAAGTTGGCATCTTCAATACCACCTACAATTTGGTCAAACCACGGGAATGGGTTAACTAACTCAGCACCCCATGTTTCGTCAATGTTTGCTTGGCGGATACGTCGGGCAGCCTGATAACCAATGAATTTAACAGTATCATCTAAAGTAATACCATTGAGTTCTTTATGCCTTTCAAATGTATCAATAGTAAACTTAACTACCAGTGGAATAAGCTCGTTGAATACATCTTGTAACCACTGCTGACGGGTACTCAAGGGGATACTATTGAATGCTGCATCAGTCTTAATCAGTTGGGCAATAGCACCTACGTGCATATCTTCATCACGAATAGACCAAGCTACAATGGTACACATACCGTTGTATTTATTAATACGTTGATAGTTCAGCAGTTGTGCAAACATACCAAACAGCATAGTACCCTCACCTAGCAGGGATGTGGCCACCATACGTTTGAAACGAGATTGTACACCAGCGGTGCATGAATACTTGTTCAGTACATTATGGATTTCTACAAGGTTAGGATTATCTAACCAAGCAGACAGAACACTGTCATCAATACCCAAGGTTTTAACTAGGAACTTGTAACCCTTAACATGGATGTTTTCACCAGCAGCAAACTCGGTAAGCATAGACTTAATTGCCAAGTCACCTTTATACATAGGGATGTATTCATCAATGTAGGTATTTTCTACTTCTACATCTGCTTGAGTAAAGAACAGCATGATGTTCTGAATGAACTTACGAGAGGCATCACTATCTTCTTTCCAGTTACGAATGTCGTCTGACATAGGAACTTCTTCAGGAATCCAGCGGTTCTCAATGTGTTTGTCCGTAATGTCAATAGCCCACTGGTGTGGGCTATGCTCCGGTACAAATTGATCTTTATTAATTAGCGCAACCAAGGCATTCCTCCTCGGAGGTTTGTTGTACAAGGTCAGCTACCTTTTGACCGGTAGATGCCTTGTGTGTTGGTAAAGACTTACTGTAATACAGCGACTTCATACCTTTCAACCACGCCTCAATGTGTACACGGTTGTACACTTCAGCAGCAGTCTTAGGTGGGAAATACAGGTTTACAGATTGAGATTGGCAGATATGCTTCTGACGATCAGCTGCATGCTGAATTAACCAGCGTTGGTCCATTTCGTACGCAGAGGCAAATACCTCCTTCTCGTAGTCCGTAAGGAAATCGAGGTCACGAACAGTACCGAAGTCTACAATGATGCGGGTCCACACCTCTTCAGTGTTCATACCCTTGGATTCTAAGAGTCGTTCAAGGTATTTGTTACGCTCAATGTAGGTACCACTTGCAGTCTTACGGATGAAACCGTTAGAAGTCCATGGTTCAATGCCTGGGCTGGCGTCAGCAAAGATACTGGTACTAGCATTAGGTGCAATGGCAGACCAATGTGTGCACAGTTTGGTTGTACCTGCATCCAAGGATGCTTGACATACACCAAATTCCTTGGTCAGTTGATAGTTAGCCTTAGCACCAGCAGCTTTCAGCTTACTGAAGATACGTTGGTTATGGCTACGTGCCATAGGGGAACAGAATGGAACCATCTTGGACTGAAGATAACTATGGAAACCAATAGTACCCAGACCAATATCACGATAGTAAGCTGCGTTCTCTCGTGCAGAATCAGCACCTTCCAGACCAGAGTTAATGAACTCATCGAGTACACACCACAGGTAAGCAATGCAGTCACTTACAAACAGCTCAAATTGTTCTTGGTCTTTCGAGTACTCGTCCCACTTGTCGAGGTTGATACTACCTAAGCAGCATACACCAGTCGCAGGAGAACCATTAGGCATTTCTACAGCTACAGTGATTTCAGTACACAGGTTACTAGTAGTACTTTCAACACCTAATGCTTTCAGAATATCAGGACGTTGATTGTTCTGGTTATCTTTGAATATCAGATAAGGTTCACCAGTCTCACTACGTGTAAGTAGGATACGTTCCCAGATGCTACGCGCAGATACAGTTTCCTTAACGTCTTTAGTATGCGGATCTACTAAGTTCCACGGTTTGTCTTGCAGTACAGCAAGCATGAACTCGTCAGACAACAGTACGCCATGATGCAAATTCAGGTTCTTACGATTCAGGTCTTTACCTGTAGGCTTACGCATTTCAACGAACTCAATAATCTCTGGGTGGGATACATCCAAGAATACTGCTTCACTAGCACGACGGGAAGAGCCTTGTGCAAAGGCTACTACCAGTCGATCACCAACAGACATAAACGGAACCATACCATTACTTTGGGAACCATGGGAAGTCTTAGTACCGCCAGTACGCAGCTTGGACCAATCCCAACCTACACCACCACCGTTACTAGCAAGCCAACCTGTTTCCACGTAGTTACTAAGAATAGATCGACGGGAATCGCCAACACGACCTAAGAAGCACGCGATAGGATTACCACGACCAGTACCAGAGTTAGCCAATACGGGTGTACTAGGAACAAACCAGTTCTTCTTAACGTACTGAAGCATACGCTGAGCACGTGGTTGGCCTAACGTAGCATTGTAGGCTAGGACAGCCCGTGTGAATACATCTTCAACACAAGTGTCCTGTGGTGCCATATAACGATCAGTTAATGTTTGAACAGCAAATGGATTAAGATACATCAACCCACTCCGTAATAGTTACTACTTTTTCTTGAGCTTTTACAAAAGTGTATTCAGCGCAATCCCAATCTGGGCCCCAGCTATAACTACGACCAATATAGAGGCTTACGTGAGTTGCACCTTCAGGGATTGGTGCTGGGAATTCAGCATTGAGCGCATATACTTCCGCGTAATACGTGGTGTCGTGTTTACTATCAATAACTGCTTGATCTACATAACACTCCGATTGAAACCACCCTTTAACATTAGCTTCCACTAGTTAACTCCTTATAACGCGGGTCAGATTCTTTGATGAATACACCATTATGCATAATACCTTTACGGTCTTTAATATCATTCCATGCTTGGTTCAAGCATTCAATGAAGTTGATACCTTGGTAATCACATAAGGTGATGGCAGCATGACCTACTTCGGTAGGTTCAAAACCACCAGCTACTACATAGGCGAACTCACGTGCAATTTCGGAAATGCACTCTTGGGGGTTCTCCCATACACCCTTGTCTACAACAGGTTGCCGAGGTGCACCACCTACAAGCAGGTGGCAGATAACAGCAACTACGCAGCAGTCACCAATATCATCCTTAATATCTTTACCCTTGGCAAAGTTATCTGCCAGCTCACCAGCTTCCGACAGACCTTTCAAACCTTGAGCTAGGACAGTCGAGCCTTTAATCAGGTTACGGTCACTAGCCCATTGGGTTACCTTACGTACAAAGTCGTCCCATGTTTCAATCATTTCTGTTCCTTTAGTCGTGCAGCAATTCTCTTACGTGCTGCTTCTACTTTACGCTTCTGTGCAGCTAGTGCTGCCTTCTCTTCCTTGGTCTTGTGATCTGGGTAGATCACAGGTTGGAACCCTTTTTCATAGTAGGCAATGGCACCACGCATCCAGTTGATAATGTTATCCATATCACCGCCAACGCCAGACCAACAGGCAATAGCATTCTCCGCTTTACCTAGTGCTCCATTACAACCACGATGTAGCACACCGCGTACCAAACCAGTATCATGACAATGGTCGAGCACATAGTCGGATTTGTTACCCATGACACCGAGAGAAATTGCCCTACCACATACAGCACAGTTTCCATTTTGTTCCTTCAGTAGTTTCATTACGTAGGCTCGTTGCTGTGATCGACTGATCTTACGGGCACCACGGGCCATAGTAGCAGCTGCTGCTTCTTTGTAGTTAAACATCACAATACACCACAGCTGTGCTTACGTCATTTAGCTCGTAGGCCAGTACACCGAGGATGCGCGGGCGTAATGTTGCATGGTCTACACTTACGATACCAACCCATTTCATTTGAGCTTTTAGTACTTCCATATCTCTAGTGTGGATTAGGATTCTGAGTTGCTCTTCGCGGGCGTTGTATCTATACCTGTAGTAATCAATTTGCCGCTGAAGCCTATTTAGAATTGCATTATAGTCCAATGTGTTTCTTCCATAGTTGCCAACGAGCATCTACTTGGGCTACTGTAGTACACCCTGCAAGGATTTCTTGCCACTCGTTGTATTCTTCTTGTGTCATGATGTACTTACGCTGAGCACATTCTTCTAAGTACTTGCGATTGACTTCGGATAACCCAAGGCTACTAATGTAGTAGTATGCTGTATCGAGAGGTGCGCGAGTGAGCCATAAACACTCGGCTTCTGGCAGAGGATTCTGGTTATGTGCTCGATAGCCATCAAGGACAACATTAGCTGCGTGGTCCTCTGAATTGCAGCCACCGATGATTTTAAGTGCTGCACTAATACCACAAAGTTTTCCATTGTATTTTGTAATTCCTTTAACGTGATCTGCTTGGTCACCCATTAACATCTGAGTCCAAAAGAATGCTGTACCATGACCACTAGGTTTTAAGTTACCCGATGGAGTATACTTCTCTGCAACCCAACCATAACGATCTTTGATCTGTAGAAACTTACCAGTTTCAATATCATAACGTGTAGTAGGTGCAATGTTTAGGTCTTTGTCAGCACTATCGAGGATTGTGTTTGGTAACTGATAGCAGTCTTGCATCAGTGCATCATCGGCTTCCAGTACTGTATTACTAATGAATACAATCTGTGGATGATCTTGGAAATGGTCTGCTAGGTTCTCACGTAGGAACTCTAGTAGCTCTGGTTTTTCCTTGTTCAGTCGATTACCTTGATAGAACTTTTCAGGTATCAGGTAATCACGCTTGTTCTTTTGAGAGTGCTTGGGGGTTAAGTGCACACGTGCAGATTCACTACCTGTTAGGAACATACGTTCAAGCACATGGCGTTCCATACGATTAAATGCTGTAGAAATCTTGGCACACTTAGCTGTTACGGCGTAGCAAGGGCCATCACCGTCTAACAGTAGAACCCTACCTGCTACTGATGCAGGTTTAATTTCAGCTAGGTCAGCTGAGGTTACTCCGAACTTATCTAACATAATCTACTGCCCCAATAGTCGGCCCACATTTCATCCCAGTAGTCGTCGTTGTACTTGTGACATATGGGACAACCTGTAAAGTAATTAGATGAATCATCTTGATAGCAGGTACGTTGGCGGGCTGTGTATACGTTACCTTGCTTTACTTTATGTTGGCCTGCCCCACACCATTCGTACTTACGTTTGTATTTCTTAGCCTGCTTCATGATAAATAAGGGTGTCCCTTTCGAGACACCCTAACCCATTAACCGATTTGAGGTACTTGGGGAATTGCTGGGATAGCTGGTGCTGGTACAGGTTGAGGTACAGCCACTACGGGAGCAGCAGGTACAGCGGCAGGTACTACGGGTGCAGCTGCTGGGGCTTGTGCAACCGGGGCAGCTACAGGTGCAGCAGGTGCTACTGGCGCCATAATGGCAGCAGTCATAGCTTGGGCCGACGGGTCAAGCATACGATTCAGCGGGGAACCGTTGAAGTTTACAGCAGTTACCAACAATTCTTGAATCCATTGTTTGTCTGCAAAGGTACCGTCTTGCTGTTTAATCAGCAGAGAGTCCCACATTGCCTTGCTGGGTTTATCCCACAGGAACAGGCGTACTAGAGATTCATCCAGTGCCGGGCAGGGGTACCATTGCTTATTGATTGGGTCGATGGCCAGACGAACGTCATCCAGATCAATGTTGACATAAGTCTTATCATCTTTCTTAGTGTGTTTGATGTTGATCAGGTAGGCTTGTCCCAGCAGTTCTGCAAAGTGTTTCTCTGCTTTAGTAATTTGCATCTTAGCAAAGATTTTAGGCAGCTTAGACTTTTCAGTAGTAGTCATGGACAGACCCATGGTGCTAATAATACCCGGCTTACCATCGTCATAAGTGTAGCCTTCGCTGTACATTGCAAACTGCAACATCAGTTGACGCACTGCTGGTTTCTTTTCACCTTTGAAGGTAACTTCACGGTCACCTAATTCAATTACACCTACCAGTCGTGCCAGAGTAAAACCTTCTGGCCATACCTTACGTTCACCGCCACCTTTGGTAATTTCGGTAAAGTCAGTTACGATACCGCCTTCTACTACTGCTGCTACTTCTTGTTGAAATTGTGCTAAGATACTCATTATGTTTCCTTTATTTATTGTCTATTAACAGGGCTCTTTATCGAGCATATTTAATCCGAATTCAGCTGCTGCTGGGAATGGTGTTGTGTCGTATTGCCATTCAGTATAAGCTGGCATTGTTTCACACATTACCTTAGGTGTTGTTTCCATGAGATATTGTACGTATTTACCAGCGTAGCGGGCCCACTCCTCATTAACAGTGTCAAGGTATATCGCGTCATGAACTGTGTTAATTGGGAGTACGCAGCCACCAAAGAAGTCATTAGCAAATAGCCATCGAATGACTCGACCGCAAGCACTTTGTACAATAAATGAGGCTTCACCTTGACACCAATAGTTAGCGATTTGGGTGTCCTTATAATCCTGTACGAGTTGCCCTTCAACTCGCTTCTCATATGTTCGGAAAGAGAATCGAGTACCACCTTTTGCTGTGAAGTGTCCACGTCGATACGCCAAGAACCTACCATCGTCCGATACTTCCCTACACGGCGGGGCGAGTGCGCCGGTTCTTTCGACTTCTGCGCGTACTGTTGCACGATATGCAATTGATCCTGGAAATAGCTTTGCTTCTGCATTTAAGAACTCCTGCGCTTCTTCAATGGAACAACCTGTGGCATAAGAGATACCTGCGGCACTAGCACCATACTGTGCAGCGAATGCACGTGGTTTAATGTCAGTACGCATTTGTTTGTACTTCTTATGTTCAGGATGTTCCTTGTTATGACACTTCTCATAAACACTTTCATAAGGTTCACCGAGTACACCTGCCAAACGATAGCAGTGCATATCGGTACCATCCAACAGGTTACGCATGAGGTTATCATCATGGGAAATGGCTGCAAGTGCGACCACCTCTAGCGCCGTGTAATCCACTTCCACAATACGACCATCTTTACCGAATCGTGATGCAAACATCTCTTTGACTTTGGATGTGCCGTCTCGGGGCAAGTTCTGTAGATTTGGGTCAGACGACGATAGGCGCGTAGTGATAGTTGAAGTCCCGTTGAGCCGGTGATGTACAATGTTCTCGGGAGTGACATACTGCAACATCCCCTTCGTACCCTTAACATTGCCATCCTTGTCGTAGATGTACGTAATGTAATACGTGCCATTATCTTTCTCCAGTGATTGCAATTCTTTCAAAGGCTTCGCAACCTCTGCGAAGTTCGCTAGAAGTTCCAGAGAATCTTTACCCGTACTATATACAGGTGTACCCTCGTTGATAACAGTCTCGTTACCGTAGAAGTCTGTAACTACATCACGATCACACAGATAGCGTTTACCACGGAACTGTGCACGTTTACCTAAGTACTCATCCTGCACGTGTACAGGTAGACTGTTCAGATTAATCAGACCCTCGAAGGTATAGATTGCATCCGCATTCTTTAACTTAGGTGTAGTAGTATCTTCGCGGTATACTTTCAGTTGACCTGCGTTCTTACCACGTTGATAACGATCAGCCCACGACAGGTCTACGTTGTCTGGGTTATCTACTGGAACTAGTACACCATCAACCTTATAGAAGTCACCCTTCTCAAACTTAGGTGGGTCATAAGGAACTTTAGTGGTGTACTTAATAGGGCCACCAAACATGAACGCTGACATGTGATAGTCAGAACCGAAGTTGAACTCAAGTTCTGCTGGCATGTTCTCCGGTAGTAGCTTATTGACCTGAGCTTTAATTTCAGCTACTCGCTCTAGCTGTTCTTTATGGTTACGCTGGGCAACCTCTAGGTCAATAAACAAACCATTGAATGTTGCAACGGCATTGAACAGAAGTGAATCCATTCTGTGCCAGAACATTTCAATCATCCCATTGGCTACGAGTTCAGCATATTGGCTCCACGCCACACGACGTGTATTCTCAATATCGCCTTCGTTGCTGCTAAGGTATTTCCGAAGGAGTTCTTCAGGGATTTCTGAAGTAAGTTTGCCTTGTTCCCAAAGCAGTTTAACCTCATCTACCTTCTTACTACCACCTCGTTTTACTGAGCAATCCTCTAGGGATGGGTACGTTTCAAGTTGGTGAGACAACAGGTATTCAGCGTACTGGGTACAGAAGATACGACCACCACGCTTGATAAATTCTGTGAACTCTTGGCGATGGCGGTGCATCATCCAATGAATTTCAAAGGTAGCATTGTGTGCTACAAAGATTGTTGCACCATTAAGTGCTTCAGCTGCCCAAGTAGAGGCATCAGCTTCCTCACGGGACTTAAAGTACCTGTCCTGCACAGGGCCATCATTGTGTGCCCAACCGGGCATTACAATATAGTTATCAGGATGAAACGGAGAAGCTAGAGAGCCGTAGTACTCTTTGTTCTCCGTTTCAAGGTCAATGGTAAGCCAACTCATTTTAGGCTCATACAAACGCCGATAACCCACACAGCAAGTATAATTAGTACAAGTGTTGAAACATGCAATTCAATGTACATCTGCTTGTTCCTTATCAATACGCATTTCACCAACCTTAGGCAAACGCAATACACCTTTAGAGGATTCCTGTAGTGCAGTTACCTTCCAGATTTTACCGATGACATTGAATTCATC